ATCACCTTTTGACATTGTGCCAGATACAGCAGAGTTTGAAGCACATCAGAAGAAACAGGCACAAATGAAAGCGTCTATTGTTAAGCGTTTCAGGCGTTCGGGTATGAGTGGTACAGATTTTATCGCTGAATACAACGAAAAAAACGGTACTGACTTTTCAGCTCAACAATTATGGCGGTGGCAACGCAAACACGCCCGGGGCGGTGTTGATGCTCTGATTGATAACCGGGGTGGATATAACAGAGGGTATACTTCCATTGATAAAGATGTATGGGAATATTTCTGTAATCTATATTTGACACAGCAACAAAGAGGTATAAAGCTATGCCACGATATGACAAAAAAGAAATTTGAAAACATTCCTCATGTTTCAACTTTTGAGCGTGCAGTAGCTAAACTACCGAGGTTTACAATTATCAAATACCGATACGGTGAACATGCACTTGAAGATTATCTACCGTCTATGGAGAGAAGCAAAACAGATATATTTTCCAATGATATATGGTTTTCAGACCATCACATTATAGATGTATTTGTTAAAAGCTCCACAGGTAAAAGGATAAAGCGTCTATGGCTGACAGTATTCTTTGATGCAAGGTCAAACAAAGTTATATCATTTACAGCGCGTGAAGCTTATCCCGATGCAGATGTTATAAAGCAGACTTTGCGAAAAGGTATTGAAGAGTGCGGAGTGCCTAAAGAGTTGTATTTTGATAATGGTAAAGATTATCGTTCGAAAGCATTTAACCCTGATATATCACTTTCATTAGCCAGTAAATTAGGTATTAAGATGATATATGCAAAACCATATCACGGACAGGCTAAAACTGTAGAAAGATTTTTCAAAACATTTGAGGAAAGATTTTGTAAACTGTTTCCCACATATACCGGGAAAGATGCAAAAAACCGCCCCGAATGTATGAAAATATCAAATGATAAGATTTTAGCTTTAGCACCTGAAAAAGATGATTTTATAGCTCATTTAAATGCATATATACAAGACTACAACAACACAGTGAGCAAAGGTGCAGATATGGAGAATTCAACACCTAATGAGATTTATCAGAAGTATTTGCATGAGTTACGCAAAATGCCCGATTGTGCCGAAGTGTTTCTACTGTTCGGTAAGACAGAGAAAAGGACAGTACATAAAAACGGTATCACGGTATTTAATAATACTTACTGGGGTGATGGTCTTATTCCTCATTTTGGTAATGAGGTAAATGTGTGTTTTGACCAGATGAATTTATCAAGAGCTTATGTATATGACAACAAAGGTGATTATATATGCACCGTCTATTCACAAATTAGGACACCTTTCAGACACACAACTGCCGAGGACTACAAAGAAGCGGAACGCCGCAGACAGTTAGTAAAGAAAATGGTTAAGGAATATGAACCGCAACTGAATATTGATATATATTCAGAGATTGCAAAACAGCAACTTGAAGAAAAGCAGCACACCGAGGAAATCGGACAAGTATACAACACAAATTATGCCGAAAAAACACCGGGAGATGCAAAGAAAAAATCAGAAAAACGAACATCAAGAGAAAATGACTTTGCTCTGATTGGTTTTGAAAAATTCAGAAAGTTGGGAGGAGAATAAAAGCATGACAGAAACAATAAATAATTTGCTTGATTTTATGGATAACAGCCATAAAACACAAAGACAGATAGCAAAAGAAATAGGCATTTCAAATGCTGTTATATCACAATTTTTAAATGATAGTTATATCGGTGATAACGCTGAGATTGAAAAGAAAATCAAAAGATATTTAGCAGTAGCTCAAATGCGTCTTGAATTATCAAGAACAGATAATTTTTACCCGGAACTGTACAATACAAAAATAGCACAGTATGTAGCTTATCAGGCACATCTGAATTGTGATATTACACTTGTAAGCGGTGAAGCCGGGACCGGAAAGACAACTGCATTAAAAGATTATGCAGAGAATAACACCGGGGTTATATTTGTAACTGCTAACGCATGCACAACAACCGCAACAGCAGTATTATCAATGATTTGTGAAGCATTAGGCGAAAAAACATCACCACGGCGTGCTGTTCTGATGAAAAGGCTCATTGATATTTTAGCAGACAGTAACCGTCTTATTATCATAGACGAAGCTGACCATCTGAAGCTTGAAGCCTTGCAAGCGGTAAGAAATCTAAATGATGAAGCTCATGTCGGTGTAGTCCTTGCCGGAAATGATAAAATATACCGCCAGATGGTAACCGGGCGAAAAGGCTTTGAATTTGACCAGATAAGAACCCGAATTGTTGTACGCAAGAGATTAAGCAATCATTATGAAATAGACGAATTACAACACATTTTTCCGCTTGCAGACGATAAAGGTCTTGAATTGCTTTGTGATATTGCTCATAGAGAAAGTCTCAGAACAGCAAAAAAGATATACAATCTTGTTTTGGTAGTACACACCCAAAAGAATGAAAAGGTAAGTTTTAGAAATTTAAAGGCGATACGCGACCAGCTACTTGGAGACATTGAGTATGATTATTAAAATAAAAAAGCAGCCTGCACTAACTAAGAGCGCAAGCCACAAACCAATTTTATTTTAATATATCATGCCACAAATGTCAATGAAAAATTTTATACTTTGGAGGCATATATGAAAAAGTTTATTGATGTACCCGATATTTTATGGTATTTAGCAGAAAAAGAAGATGTTCACAAAACAATGCTCAATGAAGCTGAAGAAATGATACAAGCTCTACTTGAACGATTTAACAAGTATCTGCCTGATGCAGAGGTTGAAAATAATTTTTATATGGATTTGAGTGAGCTTATAAACAAATATCTTGAAGATGGTTTTGTTTATGGTTTCAAGACAGCTCAGTGTCTTTTGAATTAGGGGGTGCAATAGTGTTATTTACTGTTGAAAATATATTAAACACTGTATTTGATAACAATCCCGAAAAAATTGTATCAAATAAAACAGATTCACTGCTTGATGATTATTTTAGAAAACACATCACAAATATAAAAGATGCGAAAGAACAAGACAATCATTATGATGAAATCTGCAACCTCACAAGGGCATATATGGAAGATGGTTTTAAAGCCGGATTTAAGACTGCAATTGATTTGTATATCAGCAGTTTAAAATAAAGTGTTAAAATTCGATTTTAAGCAAAATTACAAGAAATATGCAAAACTCTACTCTTGAAAAATTTAAACGAAATTTAAAAACAATTTTAATGAATTTAAATAGGGTTTAGAGGACTTTAAAAACCAAATAGACGATAAAGGGGTAAAAACATGAATTTATTCTGCAAAATACTGTTAAGTATTACAATAATATTTATGTGTCATGTAGCTATAGATTTTGTGAGATTCCCGGAAAAATACAGTACAACAATGAAATATCAACTTGAATTAGATGTTAAAGCCGGAAACGAAAAAGCTATTGAATATTACAATGATACATATATCAAAAAAGGCAAAACCTTATTTGATTAATAAAAATTACATTAAAGGGGGTGGTTATCTTCCTCAACTAACAGAAAATACAAAAACAAGACAGAAAAGGGTATTGATTTGAATATCGGCGGAACTAACTACATAGATTTGAAGCTTGAACATGATAAAGCTGTAAATGAGATGATAGACGGTTACGATGCTGCATCTGTTCCCGACGGTATACTAGCAGAAAGAATGACAAGTGCTGCTTATGCTCTAGCATTAACAATTGATACTTTATCAATTAGATGCCTTGAAAATGAGGGCACATTGCTGGATGATAAAGAAGCACTTACGGAAGAAACTATCTATAATAAAATTGTAGATATGCGTACACAGTTATCCGATACCAATGTACCGACAGCAGGAAGATGGCTAATTGTATCAGCCGAAGTATATGGTTTGCTTCTTAAAGATACTACAAACTTTATCCGTCAGGGTGAGTTATCAGAAAAGCTTATTCAAAGTGGTGCAATTGGTCAAATTGCCGGATTTACAGTATATGAAAGTACCATACTTACCAAAAACAATGAAGAAATCGTTGATGGCAAAACTACAAGTGTTGAAATGATAGCCGGACATTCAAATTGGTGTCATCGTGTGGAAGCTTGGAGCGTTCCGCTTTACAACGAAAATTTAACAAATCAGTATGTTGGTGCTATGGCAGTAAAAGGCAGAAAAGTTTTCGGAATGAAAATTTCAAAACCGGAAACAGTGCTTATCAAACGAAAAGAAATATAATACCGTGTGAATAGTATGTATTATGATACTCCTTATAATATCAATGAATTACCGGAAGTTTATGAGCAATTAACTGAGCTTGTTGGATATGACAACATGATGATAATTGCAAGGGCATTCGGTGGCGGCGAAAGTATTTACTTTCCCAAAATCGAGTCGATTGAAAGACCGGGAAGAAATCAAAGAATTATTTCTGAATTTAACGGATTTAATTACAAAGATTTAGCCAAAAAATACGAGCTTACAGAGATGCGTATCAGAAGCATTATAAAAGAGTCTAAAAAATGACTTTTAAAAATACCAAATCCTTTCAAAAAGAAAAATGACATTGTTAAGATATGAATCAAAACAATGTCATTTTTTTGCGTTTTAAAATAATTAAAAATTCCTTTTAAAAACCGTTTAAATATCACTTTTTCCCGTTTAAATTTCTCATTTTCCTTGAAAAAATCGCTTTTTTTCGCTTTTTCCCATTTCGTTTTGTTTGCGGTCGATTTTCAAATTGTGCTCGTTCTTACATTTTTGCAGCTCTGTATTTTTTTTATTAATTTATTCAAAAAGGTATTGACATCATAGATATTGTGGTATATAATATATAGGCGCACAAGATATTGTTGCCAATCAACAGATGTTTACATATAGTTTTAGAGGAAAATGTGCAAAGGAGACCGAAAATGAAAATCGTGAAACGAAGCGGTGTTGAGGCGGAATTTGACCGCGCCAAAATCGCCCTTGCCATCGAAAAGGCAAACGAAGCTACCGACAAAAA